GCATGTGGCAAGGGGGATTCCGTTCTCGGTGCGGGGGGATCTGGTTCCAGTGCAGAAGGGGGCGGTGCTGATCCTGAATGGCGACCAGAGCGAGGTGCAGGTTCAGCAGCAGCTGCGGGATCTGGAGTTCCAGTCGGAGGATCCGGTGACGGTGGTGATGGGGTGGGATTTGAACTGGTATTACCGCTTTGTGAAGTTGATTGAGAAGCACCAGCCGAAGTTGGTGATCATCGACTCGATTACTGGGTGCAGCAGGGGGTCGGCGTTTGATGAGAACAAGAAGGAGTTTGCGAGTCCGATTTATTGGCTGGCGAACAACAACGGGCGGACGTTCCCGGCTTGCACGATCCTGCTGATCCACCATGCAAACAAGACCGGCGGGTTCAGGGGCAGCACAGCGATCAGGGATGCCTGCGACGAGTGCTGGGGCCTTCGGAGGCCCGACAAGCGCCAGCTGGAGCAACTGGGGGGCAACACCCGCCTCATCACCGTGGAGAAGTCTCGGGCGGGGCGGGATGGCTCCAAGCTGCTGATGAAGCTGGAGAACGACCTGACGTTCTCGCTGGCGGACTACGTGGAGCTGGATGGCGACAGCGCCAGTCCGGCGTCGATCGTGGACCGGGTGCTCCAGCGCCTTAGGGCTGCGTATCCCCGCGCTCTGAGCCGCGCTGACCTGGCTGCGGACCCCTTGTGCGGTGGAAGTGTCACCGCCATCCGTAAGGCGCTCCAGAGGCTCGTTTCGAGGGGGTTGATTGAGGTGGGGGGTAGTACCGCTGGAACTGGGGGGCAGGCTCACTTGTTCCAGGCTGTTTCTGCCTCGCGTGATATGTGTGTGAATATGTGTCCCACCTATGAAAAACCTAGTCAGGGACTGGAAAGTAAGGTGGGACAGCCTGTTGACGTGTCCCACCTTGTCCCACCTTCGGGGGAGGGAGATGGGACAAGCTGGGACACCGCACCTACGTGTCCCACCCCAGAAACCAGTGATACCAGTGGATCTGGTCAGGTGGGACAGGTTTTGGAGGTATCCCCAAGGGGGGAACAGCGATCAGAGGCTGAGCTGGAGCAGCTGATGCAGGAAGCCGCACGGATGTGGGAGTGATGGGGCAGTTCACGTCGCCTAACTTTTTCCTAGGGCTGCTGCGGGTTGCCGCATGGCTGTTGTGGAGGGATCCAGTGGCTAAGTCCGATGCGCCCCAGCCCAAGCCGCCCAGGAAGCCCACGCTGGGGTACACCGTGGGCGACATCCCCTTTGAGCTGATGGCCGTCGTCAGGGTGGCCTGGTACCGCCGGGGCAAGGCTTACGAGATCGAGGAGTACCAGATCGCTGAGTGCCCGGACGCGCAGGCCCAGTTCCACTACATCGTGGGTGGGGCGCTCAGGCAGGGGGCCGACGTCTGCGTGCTGACCCAGTACCAGCCGGAGGAACTGGGGGTGCCAGTGTGAAGAAAAACAACAGCCCGGTTTGACGCTGGGCTGTTTTTGTGTAACGCTAAGGGCAAGCCCGGAGAGACGGGCCCCGTGTTTCTGTACTACACATGGCAAGCACTGTTATCGACAATGACAAGCTGATGCCCTGGTACCGGGCCGTCCTCTGGGCGGTGCTGGTACAGCAGCAGCAGATTAGGCAGGCCGAGAATCACGGTCTGAACGCTTCGCTCCACAAGAAACGCCTAGCTGAGCTGCAGGATCTCCAAAAGTTTCTGGATTCTGCCTGGCGGGCATGGCTGGACACAATCGCCACTACTCCCGAGGAAGTCAAATGAGCCGCGTACTGAGCATCGAGGATCTGCAGTTTGATGGGGACTACCTTGTCGTTGAGGCGCTTGTCGATGATGCTGTGGTCGTGCGTCCGCAGACGTACCTTGACCCAGAGGAGTGGGGGCCTGCCTTGTGCCGAGGCTCCTTCGAGCTTCACGATGAGGATTTGATTCCTGCAACCGATGCAGAACTACGCGACCTCCTGGCAGAGCGGATTGATGACTGGGCTCCACTCGACACGTCGGATTGGGGCGACTGAGGCCCGCGAGCTTCGGAACCAGCCGGACTATGACGACTGGAGCTACGGAACCGAGCCCATCCCAGGCGACACGTACTGGGTCCGGGCTCGGACTTTGACCCAGCTGTATCGCCACCTCATCTATGTGTTCGCTACCAGCGATACGATCAGCTCCATCCGTCTTGCACGGATGGCCATTCACGAGATTCTCAAGTTGAGTCTCACGGATCTCAACCACTTCAAGCACCAAGACCCCAAGTTCTTTACCTGAGTACCAATGACTTCTTCAAGTTTCAATCTTGCGATGCAGCAAGTACACAACAACTGGTATGACCACATTGATGCCGTTGAGGCCGCTATGCGCCAGGAGCAGGCGGACTGGGCGGTACGCGCTGACTATGGCTGGGATGGTGATGATGGGGGAGAGTGGGGGCCCAACCCGCTCCAGCCGGATGAGATGATCCTGGAACAAGACTGGGAGGATACGCTGGGGCTGCCTTTCCCGGAAGACTTCAGCCCCGCTGACTCTTATCTGTACGAGTTGATGGGAGTCATCGGTAAGTACAAGCACGATCCAGCGCTTATGGCGCACATGGTGGCGCTTAGGGCTGCCGAGCTTCTGGCTGCTATCGGGCAGCCGACTCATGGCGCGATTTGCCACTCACTTCGCAACTCTTATGTTGTCCAACAAGCCAATGTCTGACACAACGATGGTTCCTTTTTACAAGTCGTTTCTGCTGGGGCAGACGGTGTATCTGGATCAGATTCAAGGACTGCCGGTGCGGGATCTTGAGCTGCTAAATGTAGATACGCTGGCGGCATTGGAGGAGGCGCGGCATAGGTATGCCTCGCTTGAAGACAAGAAAACTGATGATGCTGGGGCAGCGTACCGGCAGGTCAAAACAGCCGGATACTTCCAGGCTGCTATTCAGATCGAGCTGGGGAAACGCTGATGATGGTGTATCTCATTTGGCTGCTGATGATGGCGACTGCCTTTCTGGCGATCGGCAATCATCCTTGGCTGGCGTTGATGACTCTGGCGCTTTGTTTCACGCTGAGGTGCTGTTGCAATGACTGATTCGATTACCCCACCGCCGGAGCTGGTGCAGCAGTGGGGGCACGACGCCAACCTTTCAGGCGTGCCGCATAACGATGAACACTGGGCATACGAACAGCACATCGCCACACGTGCCGCTCAATGGGGCGCCGACCAAGAGCTGGCGGCGTGCTGTGAATGGATTGCTGATTGGTACGGACATGGATGCAATGAAGTAATTGGCAATCTCCGCGCCGCCCGCCGCCCCAAGCCGCCGAGCTTGAAGGAGCAGGCGCTTGAGATGCTTGAGAACGCTTGGGAAGGTGGGCACATCAACAACAACGCTGCCCAAACCATCCGTCGCGCACTGGAGGCGCTACCTGAATGACTAAACCTCTCTCCCCCGCCGCGCTCGCTACGTGGAACGCATTTCTTGAACACTCGGAATGGGAAGTGACACCTGTTGAACTCAACGGAGTCGCCGCCGCGCTGCGAGCTGCTGCGGATCAGGTGGTGCCACCCAGTCTTGAAACAGAGTTTTACGATCGCAATCCAAGTTTGACGCTGCAAAAAGCGGTGGAGATCCGCCAGCGTCTGCTCGCCATCGCCGCCGAACTGGAGGGTGGCAATGACTGAGCTTTTCACAGAAAAACCACCTAAGGTGGTCAAAGTAGATAACACTTACGTTTATGTTCATTTCTTGCAGGAAGTCGAACAAGAGATTCAGCAGAAAGCTTTTGTGGTAAATGCTGGTCTGGACACCTTTTCTAAAGCTGAACTTTTTGCTTACACACTTTTAGAAGCAAGAGGTTATTTTTCTGTATTACCTGAATCAACAAGTGAAGAGACTCCCGACGATGACTAACCTTTCCCCCACCGCGCAGGCTGTGCTGGATGCCTTCAACCGCGAAGCACGTCCAGAGCCTCACCACCAACGAGAAGCCATCGCCGCCGTCCTGCGAGCTGTTGCGGATCAGGTGGTGCCGGAGCCAGACGACATCGACAAAGGATCCTTTTCACTTGCCGCCATTCGCAATCGTTGCAAAGTGCGCGATCAGCTTCTCGCCATCGCCGCCGAGCTGGAGGGTGGCAATGGCTGACACTTTTCGTGCGCTGTGCGCTGAGCTGGCTGATTCCGTAGAGCTGTTGCTTGAAATGCGGAGCAATGATCGACCGATGCGGGTAACAGAGGATCGCCTCGCCCGCGCCCGCGCCGCGCTGGCCCGGCCCGAGCCGCAGGGGCCGACGAATGAGGAGCTAGAGGATTTCGCACTGCAAAATGGTGGTGGCTATTTCAACTGCGACTGCCAGGAAGAAGCTGACATTCTCACCCGGAAACACATCAGCAACTATCGCGCCGTACTCACCCGCTGGGGCCGCGCCGCCATCGAGCCGGTGCCTGGGGTGGAGGACATTCACTACGCCTGGGAACTGCATGATGCCGAGGGTGAGTGGCAGGCCGGTGGATCTGCCAACAGCTTGGATGATGTTCAACGAGAAGGCAATCGCTACCTGCAGACCTACTCACAAGATGGCCCTCACAAGTTGATCATTGAGCGGCACTGCGTAACAACTATCGAGCCGGTGCCTGGGGTGGAGGGTGCCGATGCTTAACACCCTGCTTGCCCTCGCCCTGCTGCTTGCCCTCGGCGCAGCGGTTGAGCTGTGCATCAAGGTGGCCTTCGTGCGCCTGCTGCCGTTGCTGCTGAGGTTGCCATGAAACCGCTCCAGCTGTACCGCGTGGCCTTCAGCCACGCCACACCGCTCCACCTGATGGCCCGTGACCTTGCTCACGCCATCAGTACGGCTAAGGAGTTGTGCCCCAATGCACTGTTTCTTAGTTGTTGCCTGGTTCCCGAGTGGGATGACCACGAGGGCGATCCTGTACTACACTGCACCCGTTCTGAACCATGAACATGCACATTCTTTCTGAGCACCAGTTCCAGCTGATCACGCAAGCTCTTGACGAGGCCCGTGCCGCGCTTACTCAGTGCCAGCACGTCGAGCTGGATCTGACCAAGCCGAAGCAGACCATCCCGCTGCCCGCCGGCGAGAAGATCACCCGCAAGGCCCAGTCTCAAGGTAAGACTCGCGGGTCCAGCCGTGGGAGGCGGGGAGTGTCGTCGCTGACTGAGGGCAAGGTGCTGGAGATCAAGCGGCAGTTGGCGACTGGCGGTAAGTCGGTGGCCAAGATTGCGACGGAGTTTGGCGTGCATAGCACCACCATCAACAACATCAAGTTCGGCAGGACTTGGAAGAGTGTTGCGCTCCAGCAGACCGCCGAGGCGGTGAGCTGAGCGTGGCTATTCTTCCTGACATAGAGATCTTGACCCTGGTTCGCCGGGGTCTTGTAACTCCTTTTGATCAAGAGCTGGTGAATCCAGCGAGTCTCGATGTGAGACTTGGTGACAACTTGCTGGTGGAGATTCCGACCAGTTACAGCATGGTGCCGTACTCGATTGCGGACTGCAGTAAGGACAAGCCGTACATGCTCCAGCCGCATGAGTTTGTGCTGGCTGAGACGCTGGAGGAGTTTTATCTGCCTGACTGTATTGCTGGGCAGCTAACGCTTAAGTCGAGTCGTGCCAGGGAGGGTATTGAGCATTTGCTGGCGGGGTATGTCGATCCTGGTTACAAGGGGCGGCTGACCTTGGAGCTGCAGAATGCGCGGACTATGCACCCGGTTCCGCTTTGGCCGGGGATGCGGATAGCTCAGCTGGTGTTCCACAGATTGTCGATGTTGCCAAGTAGGGACTACTCGGTGACGGGGCGGTATTACGGCGACACAACTGTGCAGGGATCGAAGGGATGAGTGATTCCGTAGATCATCCGATTCATTACAACAGCGGTCAAGTTGAGGTCATTGATGTAATTGAGGATTGGGTGAAGGCGGCTCCAGACGCTGTGGTTGGTGGGCTGCAGTGGCAGGTTATTAAGTACGTCAGCAGGGCGTGGCTTAAGAAGGATCCGCTGGAGGATTTCATGAAGGCTCGCTGGTATTTGAACCGGCTGATTAACAAACTTGCTTGTGCTCCTTACAAAGACTGATGACTGTTTCTTTTGTGCATTGCACGCTTGATGCGGAGCGGCTGATTGTTCGTATGGCCAGGGTGTCTAATCCTGAAAATGCGGACAACGACAAGACCGCTCCAAAGCTGTTGCGGTATTTGATTAAACACCAGCACTGGAGCCCGTTTGAGATGGCTTCGATGTGCGTGCAGATTGACACTGAGCGCGATATTGCTGCCCAGATCTTGCGGCATAGGTCGTTCTCGTTCCAGGAGTTTTCGACTCGTTACGCGCAGACTTCACCGGCAGAGATTCCACACCAGCGATTGCAAGATGCTACGAATCGGCAGAACAGTATTGATGGTGTAGATCCTGTGCGCCAGCAGCAGTGGGCGGAGACGATTGGGGAAGTGTTGTCTGACAGTTATCGGGTGTACCAGATGCTGTTGGATGCGGGTATGGCT